TGGTAATTGTGGGGTGTAATATGAAGTTAACTGTTTATACTAAAGACAATTGTCCTGCCTGTGTACAACTTAAAGCCTCTCTTAAACAAGAGGGGAAAGAGTTTACAGAGGTTAAGATTGGTACAGACATTACACGTGAGGACTTTATGACTAAGTTCCCCACTGTAAGGCAAGTACCCTTTACAGTTGTAGATGGTGTTGAGTGACGACACATTACTAATAGCTGAAGCGTTGGAGGGGAGTGAGAATGCTTACTCCTCTCTGACAACTAAATATTGGAAACGTATATTTAGTTTCTTACGTAGACGAGTGAATGACAATGCAATTGCAGAAGAGTTGACTCAAGATACGTTTGCATCAGCCTTTAGGTATTTGCATACGTTCAGAGGAGATAGTCAGTTCTACACTTGGCTATGCACTATCGCAGTCAACAAGGCCTCTAGAAGGCCGTTTGACAGCTTTAAATCTGAAGTTGATAGTGTGACTAGTGTTACGCCAGAAACGTTGTTAAACACTAAACAAGAGTTTGCTTTGATGTTGGATATGGTTAATAAATTACCAGATAAACAACGTAGAGCACTGTACATGAAACATGTCGATGGAATGTGTTACAATGACATTGGTGTAGCATTAAACTGTAGTTCTAAACACGCTAAGAATTTAGTGTATAAGGCTAAAAAGACATTAAGGAGTGAACATGACCAATGACGATAGTTATAAGATGATGGAGGCTATGAGGCGCTACATGCGTCTTAAAGTGTACGAGACAGATAAGACAGTTGAGATCGTGCTACAATTTAAAACTGAAGACGGTAAACTGCATCAGATTTGTAACAGTTTTATGGAGAAAGTAAATGGAAGTTAAACTAATTGAAGAGCATGAAGATGGTAGTGCAACAGTTTTGTTGGAAAACATTGAGCCACGTATGATGCAACTACTACTGCAAGAAGGTTTGATTTCTCTAATGAAGAAAGAGCTTGAACGTCTTGAGAAAGAGAATAAACTACCTGCATTGCTTAAGGAGAAAGCTGAATGAAGTATGAGCAAGTAATGGATATTCAGTATGGTGGCAACCATTATAAGGAGCGTTCTGTGCAACCTTGGGAAGTATGGGAGGCGTATGATATGAATGGTTGGGAAGCTAGTGCCCTTAAATACTTGCTACGCTACAAGGATAAAGGTAAACCACTAGAAGATTTGTACAAGTGTATGCACAATATTCAATATCTAATTGCTAGAGAAGAACGTAAACAAGCAAGTAAACAAGATACAAATAGTGTTATTAGTAATATGGTAACACAACTTACTAAATGAAGAAGGGGCGCAATGCCCCTTTTTTATTCTCCAATTTTCTTTTGTAAGACACCATATACTTGTGACACTGTACGTGGCTTATTCTTTTCGTCAAAAAATATATTCTTGTTAGCAGCTACTTGCTTAGCGTTAACAACATCTTTAGCTAGTTTCTTAGGACTAGCCATAAGAAATTTCTTTGCTCCAGTTGTACCTAAGAAATGTGCCGCATACAACTGCGTGTCTGTAGGTTCATCCCCTAATGCCTTTGATAAGATTTTCTTATTCTCTTCTGTGTAGAGTTGAGCAATCTCCAAAGACTTAGCAGGGTCTTTCCTATCGTCTAGACTGTAGTCTTTACCATACTTACTAGTAAGTTCTTTCCAAGTACCTTCAATGAATTGATGATGTCCTGTAGCACTACTAGTTTTTGCCTTAACTTCAGCCCTACCACCACTCTCTGCAATCTTCAACCGTTCGTAATAGTCAGGCTTAGAAGGTTCTGCAGGAGCTTGTGGAGGTGCTACTTGTTGCTCCTCTTTCTGCCCTACACCTAGAAACTTTTGAAAGTCATTCCAAATACTCATATTAGTTCCCAATAACATCAACACCGTCAGCTTCAAGCTGAGAAACAGCATCGTCTATACTCATCTTTCTTTCTTTAGCAAATCTAGCTACGTCAGCCATACTAGCTGTACGTTTACCAGATGTAGCTGGCGCTTGTGTAGGAGCAGTAGGTGTTTGTGCAACAGGTTGTGCTTCCATCTTATAGAAACCATCATAACGTTCATTGTTATTAATAATGGTTGCAAACTCACCACCCAATACTTTAGCATCTTTCTGTGTAAGCATTGCTGTACCAAACACCATGTTGTTTAATATTGGCTTAGCTGTACGCATAAACTCTTGAGCAGCAGGGGCATTAAATCCACCACCAGTTACCAGAGGTCTATTTGTCAGAGTAGTAGGTTGATTAGGCATCAGCACACTAATCTCACCAGCATCATTTACACCTAGTGTAAGCTTAGTATTGTATTTAGCTTCGATAGCTTGTTTCAAACTATTAATACTAATAACAGCACCAGTAACACTGTTGCTTACGTTACTCTTGATAATTGCTTGGTCAGGCTCTGCTAGCTTAGCAATTTGCTCACCATACTTCCTGTAGCCATTAGCCAATGTTAAACTATTAGCACCTGTAGCTACGTTAGTAGAAAAGGCGGCACTGACAATGTTAATCTCAGCAGGGAGTAGTGAAGTTTTCTTCAACACTTCGGTAGCACTAGCATTCAATGCTTGGTGTGCGGCTTTAGTTGTAGCAGGGCCAGCTAGAGGATCAGTTGGTACTGCAGTAGGAGCTTGTTGAGCTTGTACAATTACACGCTGTACGTTAGCCAAATCAGTAGCAGCTTTAATGTCATTACGCAAACCACCAATAGAACCTGTCAACTCTTTCTCTTGTCCTACCATGAACTCATAGAAGCTGTTATTAGTACGCTTCAAATTCTCACGAGCTTCACCACCTGCCCAATACGCCATAACCATGGGGTTATTCTGCATAGCAGATTGTTGCTTAATAGCTAGATCAACAAGTTGACTCTTCTCTAAAACACTCTTATCACGATAGGTTTTATAGACGTTAGCAATGGCTAGCAATCCAATACCCTTATCATCAGCATACATGCGGAATGCTTGATCTGCCTGTCTATCAATGTTGGCGTACAACTCTTTACGCTTCTCAGAGGATACGTTAGGGTTGTTAGCTAGGTAGGTATCAATTGTGCGATAGGCTTGTGTACGAGAACCCTCAATGTTGGTTTTCATTTGAGCATTGTGTACAGCAATTTGTGTCTGGAATGGCACAATGTCTACAGCCAAATTCTTACCTTCACCCATTAACTTTAAAGTTGTACCAAGTACATTTTCTTTATCATTAACAGATTGACTTAACACAGTAGCACCTAAGCCACCTGCAAAGATGGCAGAAAACGATGCTTGTTGTTGGTCTGCTTGCAAATCACTTTGACCTTGCAACGCACTAACACTATTCTTAATAACATCTGTTTGGCTTTTTGTTACTAGTACTTGTTTAAAGCCAGTCATCTTAACATCATAAGTAGCTCTGTTAGTACGGTAGTCATTCAACAACTCTTCACGAGTACCAAACATACCTGTTTTAGCGGCATCGTCAATGTCTTTCATTGCCATGTCTTCAGGAGATGCTTGCTTAGATGATTCTTGTTTAGAAAATCTTTCACGAACATAGTTCATCTGTGCCCATCTATCAGCGTAAGGAAGGCCTGTAACAGTGCCTACACGCTCACGAATTTGATTAGCAAGACCCGGATATTGTGCAATTGCTTTCTTAGTAACTGTGTCAACACGAGATACATATTGCTCATTAGTCATACCTCCTTCAGAAGCGGCTTTTAAACGAGCTAACTCTGCATCATATGTCTTAAGAGTATCTAGTGCTTGTTGCTGTGATGCATCACCTTGAGCACCTAACACTGCTTCAGCAAACATACCACCTGCGGCAGGTTTACGTGCTTCTAATTGAGAAGCTTGTCTACCTGCAACTGAAGCAGCTTGATTACTAATAAAGAATTCTTGAGCTACACCAGAAGCTTGTTCTTCAAAGTTAGCAAGTTCATTCTCTACATAACCTTTGTATATAGCTGTAGCACCTTCTCCAAGAGTTTGGATAGCGGCACGAGTTGATGCACCAGCTTGTTGTAATGTTGCTGGATTAGCCATTGCTGGCTCAATGTTCTTAGTAATGTTTGCTTGATACGTTGCCATTATTTATTCACTCCTGTGTTGACCACTAGGTCTTTAACTGCCCAATCCTTGACTGCCTGATCTGTTAACATCTTCTCATATTGAGTAAATGCTTCCACTTTATAGGCTTCTTTATACAATAGTTGTAAATCACTACCTGAGTAGTTATTTAGAATAGCTTGTACAACTGCGGCATGTGTTTTATGACCTTCACTATCATTATTACGTAATGCTGTCAAAGCCAACATAGCGTGTTTACCTACAGCCTTAGAAGC